ATCAGTTGATCGACTTCACCCGCACCTCTGCGGCGACCTTCGTGAACTCGTCGGGCAACATCGCCTCGACGCCCCAGAGCCGGAACTTGCTGACGTTTACGCAGGAGTTTGACAACGCGGCGTGGACCAAGACGAACGCAACCGTGGTGCCGAACCAGAACCCTGCGGCGGCGTCGCTGGGGTCGGAACTGGTCACGAATGGTGATTTTGCAACTGACACTGTTTGGACCAAGGGCGGCGGGTGGACAATTACTGGCGGTCTTGCGGTTCGTTCGCCTGCTGGTTCTGGCAGCATCCTAAGCCAGCCGATCGCGCTTGTTGCGGGCCGCCTGTATCGCGTTGAATACACGGTCAGCGCCTATTCGGCGGCATCTGTGCAGGTTCAGTTTAGCGGCGGCAGCGATGTCAATGGAGCAACTCGCTCTGCAAACGGAACCTATGTTGAATACCTGACTGCTGTAGGTGGGAACAACACTCTCGGCTTTGTTTGCGGCGCTGCCGCAGCTTCGCTTTCGATTGATAATGTCTCCGTCCGCGAAGTTGTCGGCGGCTGGAACGTGGCCCCGGACGGCACCTCGACGGCGGATACGCTGTTGGACACCGCTGTGTCGAACATTCATTACGCCTATCAAGCCGCCACGCCTGCGATTGCCGCAAACACCAGCTACACCGTGTCAGTGTTTGCCAAAGCCTCAACGCTGGGCTTTGTCACTGTCGGGGTCTCCGACATCTCTAGCGGCAGCCTGTACGCAGTCGCTGTCTTTAACCTGTCGAACGGAACACTTGCCACTTCGGGCGCAGCCGGGACGGGCTACGCGGTTTCTGGCACTGCCATCACATCGGTCGGCAATGGATGGTATCGCTGTGCCGTAACTGTCACAACTGGGTCTTCGGTTGCGTTTGCCCGTGCAATTGTCGGCATTAACAAGACCGGGGTGATTTCAGCGACGGCGGGCGGTCTGGAAAGCTACCTCGGCAACGGCTCTGGCATCCTCATCTGGGGCGCACAGCTCGAACAAGCCTCGGCAGCGACCGACTACACCCGCAACGTGGGCGGCGTGTTCCCCCCGCGCTTTGACTACGACCCCGTGACGCTGGCCCCGCGCGGCCTGCTGATCGAGGAGCAGCGGGTGAACTTGCTGCTGCGGTCGCAAGAGTTTGATAACGCGGCGTGGTCGAAGTTGCGCTCTAGTGTGACTGCGAACGCTACAACGGCCCCCGATGGGACGGTGACGGCGGACAAACTGGTTGAAGATACAACTGCCAGTGACACGCATTTTGTACTGCAAAGCCAGACCGCTTCATCCTCTACAACCTACACCTATTCCGTCTTTCTGAAGGCTGGCGAACGCACTCGCGCGTCTTTGCAGGACGGCGCCGGTAGCAACGCCATAGGCAATTTTGACCTTTCAAACGGAACGGTTGTTTCGACCAACGCTGCGACTGCGACGATTACAAACGCCGGTAACGGTTGGTATCGCTGCACACTAACGTTCACTACAATCGGCGGCCAAACAACCGCGAATTGCCGCATTTTCCTTATCGATACCGGCACTAACACCAGCTACACCGGAGACGGCACCAGCGGCATCTTCATCTACGGCGCACAACTCGAAGCCGGTGCCTTTGCCACCAGCTACATCCCCACGGTGGCCTCGCAGGTTACGCGGACGGCGGATGTGGCGGCGATCAACGCGCCGAACTTTGCGAGTTGGTATAACCAGAGCGAGGGGACGATCCTCGTCGAGGCTGTGACCTTTAAGCCAACGAGCGTGGGCGTCACCGTGTTGGCTGTCGATGTTAGTGATGGCGGGATTAACAACCGGCATCTGATCGGCCCGCTGTCTAATCTTGTTACCGGACGGACGGTTGTTGGCGGCGTCACGCAGGTTGACATTAACACAGCCTACACCGCCAACGCGACCGAAAAGCTGGCCTACGCATACAAGGTCAACGACTTCGCATTCTTCCGCAACGGGTCGCAAGTTGGGACTGACACAAGCGGGACGATCCCGACCGTAGACCGGATGTTCATCGGTAACGCCGCCGGGAGCGCGGCATTCTGGAACGGCTGGCTGCGCTCAATCCGCTATTACCCAACGCGCCTAACGCAGGCGCAGGGCCAAGCCCTGACGGCCTAAGGAGACACCAACATGGACCTATATCTCCGCGCCCCCGACGAAGCCACGATGAACGCAGCCCTGATCGCTGCTGGCTTGGCCTACAACGAAACCGTTCCTGTCCAGACGGGCGAGGACGAAGACGGCGAACCGATTATGGGCGAGGCCACTGTGCTGGTTCCCGCCCCGTTCGTGAGCCTCGACGTTATCGGGCCTATCGTGAAGTGGGACTACAGCGTCGATCCGCCAGTCGAGATCGACTACCCGGAATGGCACGTCAACGTGCGGTCATATGACCTGACTGAAGAGCAGCTTGCTGAACTTCAGCCGATCATCATCGTGCCGCCCGAACAGCCGTTTCGGGTCTGGGCCTAGATATTGCCAGCGTACAAACTTTATTGTACGCTGACCGACAACCGTACTGGTGCGGAACATCAGGTGACTTGAAAGGGTCAAAACCACATGGACGATACCGTCCCCATTGAAGCGGAAGTGCCCGCGCCGGAACTGGAAACCACGGCGGCTCCAGAACCCGTTGAAACCGCAACGCCGGAAGAACAGCCTGTCGATCAGGACGCGCCCAAATCCTTCACTCAGGAAGAACTGGACGCCATCGTCGGCAAGCGGCTTGCGAGAGAACAGCGCAAGTGGGAACGAGAGCAGGCTCAGCGGCTTGCGGAGATGGAAGCAAGGCTCAAGGCTACGCCGGCGGCCGATCTATCCCCGGAGCAGTTTGATACTTACGACCAGTACGCAGAGGCTTTGGCCGAACGTAAGGCGGAAGAATTGCTGTCCCAGCGGGAAGCCGCACGGCAACAGCAGGCTTTGCTCGAACAGTACCACGACCGTGAAGAGACGGCGCGGGACAAGTACGATGACTTCGACCAAGTCGCGTACAACCCCAACCTTCCCGTCACGGAATACATGGCCCAGAGCATCCAAGCCTCGGATGTTGGCCCCGATGTCCTCTATTGGCTCGGTTCCAACCCCAAGGAAGCGGATCGTATCGCCAGATTGCACCCGATCTTGCAGGCGAAGGAAATCGGAAAGATTGAGGCTTCACTGTCCTCCAATCCGCCGGTTAGAAAGACTTCAACCGCCCCGGCACCGATTGCACCTGTTACGCCGCGCGCTTCTGGCGCACCCGTGTACGACACCACCGACCCTCGCTCGACCAAGTCGATGAGCACGTCGGAATGGATCGAAGCGGAAAGGCTACGGCAGATCAAGAAGTACGAGGCACAACGCAACCGCTAATTTGGGACCACGAACATGGCCAACTCACTTCTTACTATTGACATGATCACGCGGAAGGCTCTGGAAATTCTGGAGAACAACCTCGTGCTCACCCGCAACGTCAACCGCCAGTACGACGACAGCTTCGCCGTCGAAGGCGCCAAGATCGGCTCGACCCTGCGCATCCGTCTGCCGGACCGCGCTCTCGTGACCGACGGTGCTGCCCTTCAGGTGCAGGACGACAACGAGCAGTTCACCACGCTGACGGTCAACAACCAGAAGCACATCGGTGTGAACTTCACCACCGCCGAACTGACCATGCAGCTTGACGACTTCGCCGAGCGCGTGCTCAAGCCGCGTATCTCGCAGCTTGCTGCCAGCATCGACGCGGACGTTGCCAACGCTTTCCGCACCGTCGGCAACTCGGTCGGCACCCCCGGCACTGTGCCGTCCACTTCGGCTGTGCTGCTTTCGGCCCAGCAGAAGCTGAACGAAAACGCTGCCGTGATGTCGCCGCGCTACGCCACCGTCAACCCGGCGGCCAACGCTGGTCTGGTCGAAGGCCTGAAGGGGCTGTTCAACCCGACTGATGTCATCAGCAAGCAGTTCAAGAACGGCCTGATGGGCACCGGCGTGCTTGGCTTCGAAGAAGTCAACATGTCGCAGTCGATCAAGCAGTTTACCACCGGTTCGCGCACCGCGACCGGCGGTTCGACCTCGGCGGCCGTCACCACGGAAGGTGCCACCACCATCGCCATCACCGGTGCTGGTGCTAACGCCACCGTCCGTGCGGGCGACGTGTTCACCGTGGCTGACTGCTTCATGGTGAACCCGCAGACCCGTGAAAGCACCGGTTCGCTGTTCCAGTTCGTCGCTCTGGCGGACGTGACCCTGAGCGGCGCCGGCGCCGGCAATATCACCGTGGCTCCGATCTATTCGGCCGGCCACGCGCTTGCCACCGTGGACGCGCTGCCGGGCAACAGCAAGGCCATCGTGTTCGTCGGCGCTGCCAGCACGCAGTACCCGCAGAACCTCGTGTACCACAAGGACGCGATCACCTTCGCCACCGCCGACCTTCTGCTCCCGCAGGGCGTCGATATGGCGTCGCGTCAGGTGCACAACGGCATCAGCCTGCGCGTTGTCCGTCAGTACGACATCAACAACGACCGTATGCCCTGCCGTATCGACGTTCTGTACGGCTACAGCACCATCCGTCCGCAGATGGCTTGCCGTCTCTGGGGTTAATCAAAACTACGGCCCCCGGACTTCCGGGGGCCAATTCTGATCAAGGAGAAATACTATGTCTCTTCCCAATGGCGGCGGCGGCTATCAGATCGGTGATGGCAACCTCGACGAACCCCTGATCGACGCGATCCCGGCCCCGGTTTCGGTTACGGCTACGGCCACGCTGACCGCGGCTCAGGTTCTCAACGGTCTGATCCTTGCAAACAACGGTGTGACCTCCCAGCAGACCTACACTCTGCCGACGGTCACTGACCTTGAGGCTGCTCTGACCAACGCGGACAAGGTGGGCACTTCGTTCACCTTCCGCGTGGTCAACCTCGGCACCTCGTCGGGCACCGCCGTTATCGCGGCTGGCACCGGCTGGACTGTCACCGGTTCGCTGACCATGACCATCCCCGTGACCACTGGCGCGATGATGATCGCGCGCAAGTCGGCCGCCGGGGCTTGGACGCTGTACCGCGTCGCCTAACAAAGTCTGCGCCCGGCTTCGGCCGGGCGCAGTTTTCAAGAGGTTTGTCATGGCTGTCATTTACATGGTACACCCTATCCACGGCGCCAAAGTAGCAACTTCGGACGCTGAAGCGGATTACGACGAAATGTACGGGTGGGAACGCATTGCTGATCCTGCCGCCACGGTGGAAAAGAACTCCAAGCGCCGCGGCCCTCGCCGGGCAGAGCAGGAAGACTAAGTCATGGCCAGCGCGGGCGACATCATTAACGGCTCTCTGCGCCTGATCGGCGTACTGGCCGAAGGCGAAACGCCGTCCGCTGACACGTCGCAGGACGCCTTGGTGGCGATGCAGCAGATGATTGATAGCTGGAACACAGAACGGCTGTCGGTTTTTTCCACGCAAGATCAGGTCTTCACTTGGCCCGCCGCCGAAATCCGTCGCACGCTGGGGCCGTCTGGCGACTTCGTCGGCAACCGCCCGGTGCTGCTGGACGATAGCACCTACTTCCGTGACGCCACCACCGGCGTCAGCTACGGCATCAAGTTCATCAACCAGCAGCAGTACAACGGCATCGCGGTCAAGACCGTGACTTCGACGTACCCGCAGGTCATCTTCGTCAACAACACCTACCCCGACATCGAAATGTTCGTCTATCCGAAGCCCATCCGGGCGCTGGAGTGGCACTTCATCTCGGTCGAAGAACTGACCGCACCGGTCACGCTGGCGACATCGCTTCACTTCCCGCCGGGCTACCTGCGGGCGTTCCGCTACAATCTGGCCTGCGAACTGGCCCCGGAGTTCGGCGTCGAGCCGTCGCCGCAGGTCCAGCGCATCGCCATGACCAGCAAGCGCAACCTCAAGCGGATCAACAACCCCGACGACATCATGGCCATGCCGTACAGCCTGATCGCCAGTCGCCAGCGCTTTAACGTCTACGCGGGCAACTACTGATGCAGACGCCGATCCTTGGGTCGGCGTATGTCGCCCGCAGCGTCAACGCCGCCGACAACCGCATGATCAACCTCTTCCCAGAGGTCGTGCCGGAAGGCGGCCAGATGCCCGCGTTCCTGAACCGCGCGCCGGGCCTGAAGTTTCAGCAGACCGTCGGCACCGGCCCCATTCGCGGGCTGTGGGCGCACCAGACGCAGGGCGACGACTTCTACGTCGTGTCAGGCCAAGAGGTCTACAAGCTGTCCTCGCTGACCGGCACGCCGCGTCTGCTGGGTTCGATCTCCGGCACCGGTCAGGTGTCCATCGCCGACAATGGCGACCAGATCGTTTTCGTGTCGAACCCGAACGCTTACGTCTACACGGAGTCCACTGACACCTACGTGCAGGTCACGGACCCGGATTTCCCCGGCGCGGTGACGGTCGGCTACCTCGACGGCTACTTCGTGTTCAACCAGCCGGATAGCCAGAAACTTTGGGTCACGTCGCTGCTGGACGGCACACAAATCGACCCTCTGGACTTTGCCAGCGCTGAAGGTTCGCCCGACGGCGTGGTCGGCATCATCGTGGACCACCGCGAAGTATGGGTCTTCGGGACGGACAGCACCGAAGTCTGGTACAACGCCGGCGCAGCCGATTTCCCGCTGGCGCGCATCCAAGGCGCCTACAACGAGATCGGCTGCGTCGCTCCCTATTCGATTGCCAAGCTGGACAACAGCGTGTTCTGGCTGGGCCGCGACGCCCGCGGTCAGGGCATCGTCTACCGCGCTGGCGGTTACGTCGGCCAGCGCATCTCGACGCACGCTATCGAGTGGCAAATCCAGCAGTACTCGGACATGACCGACGCGGTGGCCTACACCTACCAGCAGGACGGCCACGCCTTCTACGTGCTGAACTTCCCCAGCGGCAACACGACGTGGGTCTATGACGCCGCGACCGGCGCATGGCACGAGCGGGCGTATTTCGACGCGGGCGAGTTCACCCGCCACCGCGGCAACTGCCAGTGCAACTTCAACGGCAACATCATCATCGGCGACTACCAGAACGGCAACATCTACACGTTCGACCTGACGACCTATGCTGACAACGGCACTCCGCAGAAGTGGCTGCGGTCGTGGCGTGCGCTGCCGACCGGCGCGAACAACCTGCGTCGTACGACGCAGCACTCGCTGCAACTCAATCTGGAAGTCGGTGTCGGCCTGAACGGGCTGGCGTTTGGCGACACGCAGAGCAGCCCAGACTACACGCTTGAACTAGACTTTCAAGATCAACTGTTCGAGGTGCCCGGCACCACGCCGGTCGTGCAGGGCGCGGACCCGCAGGTTATGCTGCGCTGGTCGGACGACGGCGGCCATACATGGTCGAACGAGCACTGGACTTCCATCGGGCGTATCGGCCAGTACAGCCGCCGCGCGCTGTGGCGTCGTCTCGGCATGACGCTCAAGCTGCGCGACCGCGTCTACGAGGTGTCAGGCACCGACCCGGTCAAGATCAGCATCATTGGCGCCGAACTGCTCCTGAGCGGGACAAATGGCTGAACCGGTCAACATAACCAAGATACCCGCGTCCCGTGTCGGCGTCATCGACCAGCGCACGGGCCTGATGACCCGTGACTGGTATCGGTTCTTCTTCAACCTGTTCACGCTGACCGGCGGCGGCAACAACCCGGTCACGCTGGACGAGGTGCAGCTTGGGCCGCCAACCGACAACAACTTGTCCGAGCATCAGGTGATGCAGGAGTTGCAGGGGCTTAACCTCGCGCCTGCGCACACACCGCAGTTGCCGCGGCATCGCTACGGCTCGTTCTACGACACGACGGATCAGACTGCCGCGCTGGTTAACACGGCCTACGCGATGACGTTCAACACGACCGACCTGAGCCTCGGCGTCACGCTCGGCACGCCCACGTCGCGCGTCTACGTCGATACCGCGAACATCTACAACATCCAGTTCTCGGCGCAGATCGACACCACGATAGCGACCGACCATCTATTGTGGATTTGGCTGCGCAAGAACGGCACGGACGTGCCTGACAGCGCTGGGCAGGTGCGCACCAAGGGCAACAACTTCGCCACTATTGCTGCATGGAATTATCTGCTATCCATGAACGCTGGTGACTACTTTGAACTGATGTGGGCCGTGGACGACACCGGCGTGTACCTGAACTCCAGCGCCGCCAGCGCCTTCCACCCTGCTATTCCGTCGGTCATCCTGACCGTGACCAACAACATCAATGCCGGGGGGCCTTACTGATATGGCAATCCTTTCTCCACCGCCCAAGGCCCAGTTCCTCGACGCTAACGGCGCTCCGCTGGCTGGCGGCAAGGTCTACACCTATCAGGCCGGCACGACCACGCCGCTGGCGACTTACACTACTGCGGGCGGCACCACGCCGAACGCCAACCCGGTCATCCTTGACGCGCGCGGCGAGGCCGACATTTGGTACGCGCCCGGCGTGTCGTACAAGGTCGTCCTGCGCACCTCGGCCGACGCGCTCATCTGGACTGTGGACAACATCGCCATGTCTGGGTCGATGGCCACGCAGAACGCTGACAACGTCAGCATCACCGGCGGCACCATCGGCAGCGGCGTGACTTTCGCCGGCAGCATCACCGGCACGGCCACCAACGTGACCGGCACCGTCGCCGTCGCCAACGGCGGCACGGGCGCCACGACGGCTGCCAACGCCCGCACCAACCTCGGCGCGGCCGCATCGGGCGCCAACACCGACATCACCTCGCTGGAGCAGGACGTGGCGATTGTCGCCACCGGCACCATCGGCACGGACAGCGTCGGCTACCGCGGCGCCCCGCAGAACGCCCAGACCGGCGCCTACGCGCTGACGCTGAACGACAACGGCAAGCACATCTCGATCACGACCGGCGGCATCACCATTCCGGCTAACGCCTCGGTGGCGTTCCCGATTGGCGCGACCGTTGTGATCTACAACAACAGCGGCTCCTCGCAGACCATCGCCATCACGTCCGACACGCTGCGGCAGGCTGGCACCACGAACACCGGCTCTCGCACGCTGGCGGGCTACGGTCTGGCCACGGTCGTCAAGGTGGCCGCTACGGTCTGGGTCATCAGCGGGGCGGGGCTGTCCTGATGAGCGGCGCGGTCCTCTCGCTGATTGGCGCTGGCGGGGGCGCGTCGGCCGTTACGATTACCCTTAGCGCGCAGTACATCTACGCTTTCAATGCGCTGGGCACTGCTTCCGCGGCGTACCAGCTAAAGTCAGATGGCACGGCCAACTACAGCCAGAACGGTGGCGGCTACATCTTTCTGGAAGACTGGTGCGTGCCGGGCGCGCAGGCCACCAACTACGAGTGCTACGTCACGGTTGTGTCGGGGGTTCTCGACGGCAGCAGTTCCGCGACCGGCACTTGGCTGGCGCTGTCGTCGTCGCGGGCGTGGCTGGTGTCGCAGCCGACGCTGGGCATTACCGACGCGATCATCAATATCGGCATTCGGCGCGTCGGCACCTCGACAATTTTGGCTTCGGCGGACATAACGCTACAAGCCGAATACAACTAAGGGCCTGAACCATGACTGTTACCGTCAAAGTGCTCATTCCGTCGAAGATCGCGGAGAACACGCAGTCCACGCAGTACACCGCGACCAACGTGACCACGATCATCGACAAGTTCACCGCCACCAACTACAGCACCTCGGCAGCGTCGATCAGCGTCAATCTGGTGACGGCCGCCGACACGGCCGGTACGCAGAACCTGATCGTGAAGACCAAGACGCTGCAACCGAACGAGACGTATACCTTCCCGGAGATCGTCGGGCACGCCTTGGCCCCGAACGGCTTCATCTCTACGCTGGCCAGCGCCTCGCTGTCGGTCAACATCCGTGCATCAGGCCGCGAGATCACCTGATGCACTTGCAGCGCACCCACGACGCGGCGCTGGTCAATTGGGTGGTCAACCACCCCGATGTCCGTCCGTATGTCGGTGCGCCGGAAGCCGGTGAACTGGACTTGTCGGCGCTGGTCGAGCGCCCGGAGCACTGGTTTTTGATGGGTGAACATGGCGGGTTTGCACTGCTGTGGACCGCGCCACGAACGTACGAGGTGCATACGTTCATCCTTCGGTCGGGCCGCGGCGAATGGGGTAACGCCGCCCGGTCGCAAGGAATTGACTTCGCCCGGCGCCACGGCGCCAAGATGCTTTGGACCCGCGTCCCGCCGCAGGCCCGCCACGTCGAGCGCTTCGCGCGGCAAGGGGGTATGCAGCCGACCGGAGAAGTGATAGAAACCTTCGGTGCCCCGCACCGTATCTTTATGATGGAGTTGGACTGATGCCAGTCGCCGGCGCAATTATCGGGGGTGTCGCATCCATTGGTGGTGGTCTGGTCGCGTCGAGCGGCGCGAAGAAGGCCGCCAGCGCGCAGGAGCGCGCCGCGCAGGAAGCCCTCGCCGCACAGGAGCGCATGTTCCAGCGGCAGATCGAACTTCAGGAACCGTTCCGGCAGGCTGGCCTGACCGCCCAGCAGCAGATCATGCAGTTGCTCGGCATCGGTGGCGACCAGACGGCGGCTGGCTACGGCAGCCTCGCCAAGCCGTTCGGCACCGAGCAGTTCCAGCAAGACCCCGGCTACGCTTTCCGGCAGGCCGAAGGAATGAAAGCGCTGGAGCGGTCGGCGGCGGCACGCGGCGGTCTGCTGTCGGGCGCGACCATGAAGGGCATCCAGCGCTTCGGGCAGGACTTGGCCAGCCAAGAGTACCAGAACGCCTTCAACCGCTATCAGGTCGAACGCGCTGCACGTCTGAACCCGCTTCAGTCGTTGATGGGGTCGGGCCAGTCCGCGGCGAATACGCTGACCGGCGCGGCCGGGCAGGCGGGGCAGGCGCAGGCGCAGAACCTGATGAACGCTGGCGCGGCCCGCGCGTCGGGCTACGTCGGTAGCGCCAACGCGCTGTCTGGTGCTCTCAGCGGTATCGGTCAGGCGGCGATGAACTACCCGCTGTATCAGGCCCAGTTGAACTACTTCAACCGCGGCGCTCCGTCTGCGTCGCTGGTCCCTGACGTGACATCCGCCATGCGCGCCAATCCGAGTATCTTCTAATGGCCAACCAGATGATCGCCCTTCAGGCCCGCGCCCCGCAGACCGACTTTCTCGGCACGGCCATCCAGCGCAACGCGCAGATGATGAACATGATGTCGCAGCAGCGCGCGGCGGAACGGCAGGCTGCGAAAGCCGCGCAGGAAATGCAACTCGCGCAGGCCAAGGAAAGCCGCGAGGCTTCGGCGGCCGAGATTGATCAGGCCGGAAAGCTGTTCGACTTTTACACTAAACGAGCCGGCCAGACTATGAATGCGCAGGGTTATGTGCTGCTGCTGCGCGATATGCAGCGTGACGCGCCCCAGTTTGCGGAATTTTTTGCCGCTAATCTGCCACCTGAAAATTTTAGCAGAAACGAACTGCTTAAGATGGTCGGTAGCCTGAGCGACAACTTTAGGGCTACATACGGTCCGCTAGAAACCGAAGTAGTTATGGACGAAAACGGCAACTACGGTGTTGCTGTGACCGGCGGGTTCTCCGCCGAAAAAGGCGCGCAAGGCGTCTACCCGCTCACCACGCGGCAGCTTAAGCGTCGGCCCGCCGCGCCGGTTGCGGGCGCGCCCGCGCAGCCTTCGGGTGGTATTGTGCCAGCCGGCGGTTTTCGCCCCACGCGAGATGTCAATACAACGCCGGCGGACTTGCGCGCTCAGGCGACACCGCAAGCGGTTCCGGCTACGCCAGAGCAGCTTGACGCGGCTGCCCGCGCTGTCGCGCGCGGCGCTAATGTATCCGACCCCATGCTGCGCGACCTGAGCGAAAGCGATTTTCTGGAGGTCCAGAAGCGCGCCAGCCGGCTGATGCAGAATAGCCCTGAGTTCCAGACGATGTCGGCTGGCGGCGCGGCGCAGCCGGATTTGGCGGGTATTGTTCAGACCATGATGGACACCGGCGTCGTGTCGCAGTCCAACCTTGAAGCGATGCGCGCGGCCGCGGGGCCGGGCAAGGACGCCCAGTTGGCGGAAATCCTGCGCAGCAACAACATCCGCATCATGCCGGATGAACAGCCGGCTGCCGGTATGCGCAGCGCTGTCTACCGCCCCGGCGAAGGCGACGCCGGCATGACGCGAGTACAGGCGCTGGAAGAATACGAGGACACCGGCCGGCAGTTCAAAGGTAAGTCGCCGATGCAGTCGCCGCTTCCCGGTTCGGCGCAGGTGCCTTTGTCGCGCGTCGAAGCCGAAGCAAGAGTGCAACGCAAGACGCCCGGCGAACTTTACCAAGAGAAGCGTGCGGAAAAGCAGGCCGACACCGACGTGGAGTTTCTGGATAAGTACGGTTCGGCGCGCGACAGCGCGATGAACACGCTGTCCGTGATCGACCAGATGATCGGCGACCTGAACGTCAAGGACGGCAAGATCGTGCGCGGGCGCCGCGCGCCGCACCCCGGCTTTGAAAGCGTTGTCGGGGCGGGCATCCCCGGTCTGCGCTTCATCCCCGGCACGCAGTCCGCTGACTTTGACGCGCTGGTCGATCAGATTGAAGGCGGCGCCTTCCTGAAGGCTTATGAAAGCCTGCGCGGCACTGGGCAGATCACCGAAATCGAAGGCCAGAAAGCCACGCAGGCGCTGACACGTATGCGCCGGTCGTCGTCGGAAGTTGGCTTCATCAAGGCTGCGCGCGAATTTGAAGGTATCATCCGCCGCGGCATGGAGCGCGCGGAACAGCGCAAGGCACGTCTGGAAGGCGGCAGCGCGTCGCGCCCGGCGCCTCGCAGCGAGACTAAGCGCGGCGCTAACATTGACGACCTGCTCAAGAAGTACGGGGGCTAATCGTGCCGACACTCAAGCAGCTAGAAACCGCGCTGATCAACGCCGACAAGGCCGGCGACGTAGACGCGGCGCGGGCGCTGGCCGCTGAGATCAAGCGTGTGCGGGCGCAGGGCGCCCCTAAGCCGACGAAGGAAACCGGCAAGCCGTCTGGGGCACTGGGCGCATTCGGCGCGGGTATCGGCGAGGCTATCCCCCGCGTCATCGGCGGCATCATCGAGTTTTTTGACCCGCAGGGTCGCAAGCTGCTGACGCCGCAGCAGCAGGCTGCGTATCAGCGTCAGTTCGCCGGCGCTCGTGAAGTAGCGCCTAACGCATTTACCGCCGGGCAAATCACTGGCGAGATCGCTGCGACAGCCCCTGTAGTTGGCGCGGCTGGCGGTGCTATAGCACGGGGCGGTCAGGTTTTGACACGCGTTGCGCCGCGCGCAAAACCTGTAGGCCGAGTGCTTCAGCAGACCGGCCGCGCCATTCAATCTGGCGGTATTGGTGTTCGCGCGCCGACGCGCGCTGCGGTTGCTGGCGGTGCCCCTGTCGCCGCTACTCGCAGCGGGCGTGTAGCGCTGCGCGCGGCCGGCGGTGCTGGTGCCGGCGTAACCGCCGCAGCGCTGACCGATCAGGATATCGTTGATGCCGCTGTCACGGGCGCCGCGCTTCCGCTAGTCGGCACGATTGCCAAACGCGGTATGGGCTGGACGTATGACCTGTTGGCACGGCGGCTCGGCGAAACGCGGGCGGCGGAGATCATGCGCAATCTGATCGCCGACAATGCGGCGGCGGTTTCGGATGCGTTGCGCAAGGCGCCCAAAAACACCAAGGCAAACACGGCCGAGTTCCTCGCGGAAAAGGGCCTGCTCACGCCGGAACTGGCGGCGGCCACTCGCATCGTCGGCGCCAGCAAGGCCAGCAAGCCGCTGGAGCGCGTCGCGCAAGCGCGCGCTGCGGCGCAGGAAGAAACCAAGGCGTTTATCCGCGGTGGCGAAACGCAGACCGCCGCGATGGGCAACATCGCCGCGGCTAAAAAGGGTGTCCGCACCGCCACTGCGCCGATGCGCGAAGAAAACCTGTCGCTTGCCGACTTGGGCCGCACTGCGATTGTTCCGGCCGAACGTCAGGCTACGCGTCTGCGTGACGCCGCAGCGGATGAAGTTAACCGCGCTCGGCGTTTTCTGACCGCAGCCGACGAGCAAGGTGCGGTGCTGGGGCAGATGGACGACCTCGGCGACGTGTTTGATCCCGCGGCGATCAATCGCCAGCGCGGCCTTATAGGCGGTCTAGAGCAGCGCGGCGGTCAGGCCGCGGCGCGGTCGTTGGCGCTCGGTACGGAAGCGCGCGCGGCCGAAGAAGTCGCAGCCAATCTGAGGGCGCAGGGCCTCAAGCCGCTGGACATCTCCACGGTTGTCGGTCGTCTGCGCGCTTCGGCTGCCGATGCAGAATTTGTGAACCCGGCCCGTTTCCGCGTGTTGACGGAGTTCGCCAACAATCTGGAGCGCCGCGCCGCGCGCTTCGGCGGCGTCATTGACGCTACCGGCTTGTACGAACTTCGCAAGAACATGGGCAACGTGGTGGCTGACATTCTCGGCCCGACGGAGCCGAGCGCACTTCAGTCGTACACTGCGCAGATCATTGGCGAGACGCAGCCGCTGATCGACGACGCTATCATGGCCGCCGGCGGGCGCGGCTGGAAATCGTACCTCGACACGTTTGCGCAGGGAATGCGCAACGTCGAGCGTAGCCAGTTTGAACGACAGCTTACGAGGCTTCCCGAAGCGCAGTACGCAAAGGTCATGAGCGGCCAAGACCCGGACTACGTCGCCAAGTTCTTCGGTCCCGGCCGGTTCGACATCAACGTCGAAATGATGGGGCCGAAACTGCCCGCCGCGCAAAAACTGGCTGGCGAGATCGGTGCTACGCGCGCTGTGGCGCAGACAGGTCTTGAAAACCTGACGCCGTCGCAGCGGATGTCGCTGCCCACTGGCGCGCGGTCGCGGGTCATGGAAGCGATGGAGCCGGGCATGGCTAACGTGCTGGTCCGCGCGGCGTCCCGCGTGGCGGGCGGCGTGCCGGGCGTTTATGGCGGCGGCATCGCCGCGCAGCAGGTGGAGCAGGAGTTCGCCAACAAGCTGGCCGAGAACGTCATGCGCCGGCTGGCGCCCGCGCTGGCACAGCCCAGCACTGCGGCTAATCTGCTCACCGTCCAGCCCACTGCCGAAACACTCAGCCGCGCGTCGGACGCACTTTCGCCAATGGCCCGCAACGTGCTGGCGCAGTACATGCGCCAGATGCTGACCCGTCCAGCCGACTATTACACGCCGACTGAATAGCGGAACTGCTAAAATGACTGTATTTCCTGCCACTATGGACAGAATTGGCGACCACTGGTACGAAGCCGACAGCGTAACGATTTCGCGCGAGGGTGTTATTGTGACTTCGATTGATCAGACTGAAGCCCGTTTGAACACCCACGAGCAAATCTGCACGCTGCGCTACGAGAGTATCTGCGCTCGGCTGAAGCGGCTGGAGGGTATCGGTCTGACCGTGGCGGGCACCATCATCATGCTGCTGGTCGGCATTCTGGTGAAGGCGGCTGAACTGTGAGCATCGTCCTTGGCGCCCGTTCGCTGTCCCGACTGGAAGGGGTTCACCCGGACCTTGTGCGCGTGGTCAAGAAGGCCGCGGCGATGTCGGACCTCGACTTCACCGTACTGGAAGGGCTGCGGACGCTGGCCCGCCAGAAGCAGCTTATGGCGCAGGGCGCGACGAAGACCATGAATTCGCGCCACCTGACCGGACACGCTGTCGATTTAGGTGCTATGGTGGGTGGCGCTGTGCGCTGGGATTGGGGCCTGTACCTGAAGCTGGCAGAGTTTGTTCGGTCCGCGTCCATTCATGAAAACGTCCCTATTCGCTGGGGTGGAACATGGAAGCTGCTGACCGACATTAAAGGCCCGATCACAGCCAAGGTGCTTAGTCGGTCATTCCCTGACGGTCCTCATTTTGAACTCCCAAGGAGCGCGTATCCGTAGGCGGCACGCGCAAACACGAAAGGAGAATTGATATGTCACTCGTACACTGGCTTCTTGGTCGTCTGAAAGAGCCAAGCACTTACGCCGGCTTCTCCGCTCTGGCACTGGCGTTTGGCCTGTCGGACGCGCAGTGGGCGGCCATCTCCACGGCGGTCGCAGGTCTGGCAGGTGTCGCCGCTGTGTTCATGTCGGAGACGCCGAAGGCGTGATCAAACTTCTGTCGTCCCTGCTGTCGTTGTTTGACCGCCTATGGGCGGCGTGGAACGAACACAAGCTACGGCAGCAGGGCCGGCATGAAGCCGTCAAGGAGATGGCTGATGAAGTCCAACGACAAGTGGAACTGGCGCAAGAAGTCGCTGCTACTCCTGACCCTGACCGCGACCGCAGGCTGCGTGCACGGTTCGACGACGCCGCCGCTGGTAACTAACTCGTACTGCAAGATCGCGCAGCCGATCCGCTACAACTCCAAGCTGGACAGCCCAGCCACCGTCGCGCGGATTGAGCAGCACAACTCTACTTGGGCGTGTCTGTGTGACGACGACTGCCCAGCCAGCGCTCCAAATACCAAATAGCCTTGCCGATCTCCTGATCCGTGGCGTCCTTGTGTCCCGCCCGGCTCAGGTACTTCAGCGCATTCCCGCGGCAGTAACCAGCGAACTCTTCCGGTGACAGCTTGGCCTGAATGTATTCGATGGCCTCAATCCCGCCGACCTTGTAGTGCGGCGGCGAGTTGACCATGTCGGCCTTCATGTCCAGCGCCCGCTTCCACGAGCCGGGGTCGGATTGATCGTCGATCACTTCTTCAGCCTTTCTGCCAGTTCGCGCCGTTCGCGCATGGTGCGCAGCTTGCATACGCGCTGATGCAGACGGCGGGCGATGGCGGCGCGCTTATGCGTCGTCACCTCGTCGTGCAGCATGTGCTGCAACTCTTCCTCGCTGTACTTCGACAGATTGACAGCCAGCGTCTGCCATAAAACCTTAGCCATTTTTCAATTCCTCAATCGCGGTGTCGGACACGGCACGCTTGTCGTGCAGCGCCGCCCAGATGCGCTCGTCAATGGTTTTTTCCGCCAACATGACGTAGACCCAAACGTCGTGCCGCTGCCCACTGCGGTGCAGCCGCCCGACGGTTTGTTCGTATAACTCCAGCGACCACGGCAGCGACAGGAACACCATGTGGCAGCCGCCGTGCTGGAGGTTCAGGCCGTGCCCGGCCGACTTCGGATGGACCAGCAGCAGTTCGACCTCGCCGCGGTTCCAGCGTTCGATGACGTTATCGTCGTCGATGGTCTGCGCGTGCGGGAAGCGCCGCTTCAGTTCGGCCAGTTCTTCCTGATAGTTGTAGACCACGATGGTGTTCGCCCGTTGGTTTTCGTCCAGCAGTTCTTCCAGCCGGTCGAACTTGTGGTCGCTGAACCAGATCGACGGTGCGCCGCCGTCGCGGTTGTAGACGAAGCCCGACGCCATCTGTTGCAGCTTGGTCGTCACCGACGCGGCGTTCTGCGCGATGACACGCTCGGCGCCGAAGCGGGCGACGTACTCCTTCTTCATCTTGTCGTACGGTTCGCGGTCGTACAGGGCGCTGCGCAGTTCGGTTACATGTAACCCCGGCAGCTTGTCCTTGTACTCGCCCGGCTCCAGCACGTAGGTCGCCGGGCGGATGCGGGCCATGACCTGCTCCAGCGCGCCGGGCGCCGGTATCCACTGGCCGAAGTCGCGGTTGATGCAGATGAAGTACTGCTGCATGAAGGCGCCCTTGGCACGGCCCAGCAGCGCCTGATCGACGATCTTGCACTGGCCGAACACGTCCTCAAGGCCGTTCGACGTGAACGATCCGGTCAGGCCCCAGCGCACCTTGACGCCCGCCAGCAGCTTATCCAGCGCCTTGAAGCGCTTGCCGCTGGGGTTCTTCAGCCGAGTCAGTTCGTCGAACACAATGCCGTCGAAGCCGTCCAGCGTGTCCAGCTTGTCGAGGTTGTCGTAGTTGATGATGACCGCATCGACGCGGCTGACAAGCGCCGCTTGACGCTGCGCCGGCGCACCGACGGCCAGCGCCAGCCGCAGCCGCGGCGCCCACTTCGGGGCCTCGACCGGCCAGACATCCGTGCAGACACGCTTGGGCGCGACGACCAGCCAGCGCTTGACGTGGCCGTCGTCGATCATCGCCTGCATCGCAGTCAGCGTGATCGCGGTCTTTCCTGCACCAACCGGCGCGAGGATCATCGCCCGGTCGCGCTCGTACAGGAAGTCGGCCGCGTCATTTTGGTAGTCTCTCAGTTGAAGCGGCTGGCCCATGCGTCCACGTCGTCCTTCGACCAGAGGCAGGCGTAGTGCTGCTTGGTGTGCTGCATCTCTTCGGCGAATATCTGCTGCAACGCAGACAGACGCCCGCCGGGCTTCTTCAGTTCCACGAACCACGCCTCGCCGTTCGGCATACAAGCGATGCGGTCGGCAACGCCTGCCTGCGTGACGCTGCGGAACTTGTACGCGTAGCCGCCCAGCGCCTTCACGCGCTTGACGAAATACGCCTCTATTTTCTTCTCAGTCATGACCTGTGGACTACTGCAAAATTTTTTACGCTGCAACCCTTGCGTCAAAATTTGTTGCGTGTATGGTGAGGGCCTCAGACAGTAAAGTGAGGTACAGTAATGGCACAACATAGTCGTATTGTCGGCGGCTCGACCGCCAAGCGCGTCATCGCCTGCCCCGGCAGCGTGGCGCTGGTGGACAAGATGCCGCCCAAGCCCAGCAGCAGCTACGCCGACACCGGCACCCTGCTGCACGACACGATTGCGGACGTTCTGCTGAAGGACGCAGACCCCAGCAGCTTCATCGGGCGCAAGCATCAGGACATCGAACTGACGCAAGACCTGATCGACGACAAGCTGCTGCCCGCGCTGCGGGCGCTGGACGCGGTCGATCCTAAAGCGGAGATGGAGTATGCGGTCGAAAGCGTGGTCGGCTTTGGCGATTTTCTGCCTGATGTCTTCGGCAGCGTGGACCTTATTGGTCGCCTTGGCCGTCGCGCTATCGTGCTGGATTGGAAGTTTGGCGATGGCGTCCCGGTCGAAGTCGAAGAGAACGCCCAGTTACTCTTCTACTCTGCGGCTGCTATCCGTACGCCGGCAACGGCATGGGTATTCGAGGACGTTGACGAAGTCGAACTGATCATCGTCCAGCCGCCCAGCGTGAAGCGCTGGACGACCACGGTGGAGCGCGTGAAGCAGTTCGAGGACGAACTGGCCCGCGCCGTCAAGGTGGCGCTGAAGCCGAACGCACCGCTGGCTGCTGGCGATCACTGCAAGTGGTGCGCCGCCAAGCCGGTCTGCCCGCTGATGACCGGCGCTATCGACCGCATCGTCAAGGCCAAGATCGAAGCGCTGCCGGTCGAGCAGATCGCGCACTATCTGGAGCAAATCCCGATGGTGGAGTCGTTCATCAAGGACTTGCAGCAGTTGGCGCACGGCCTGATCGAAGAAGGTAACGCCGTGCCCGGCTGGAAGCTGGTCAACAAACGCGCGACGCGCCAGTGGACCGACGCAGACAAGGCCGCGGCCTATCTGATGCAGGTCGGTGTCGAGCCGTACGAAGAAAAGATCATCTCGCCCGCAGCGGCCGAAAAGGTGCTGAAGAAGGCGAAGCAGAACTTGCCCGACGATCTCGTGATCGCCGTGTCAAGCGGTTCCACCCTCGCGCCGGAGAGCGATCCCCGGCCGGCGGTGGTGCCAATCGGTCAGACGCTCAAGAAGGCTATGGCCAAAATCCAGTAACGTAACGAAGAAGGAGTACAATAATGTCTGATGTAGTGAAGTTCGGTGGTGCCAACCTGCCGTCGGTCAAGTCCCTGTCGTCCGCTCTGCGCTCTATTGAGGCAGAAGTCGGCGGTTCGGGCGGAATGGTCATCCTGAAGATGGACAAGACCGGACACTGGGTCTTCGGCGCCGATCAGACCGAAGTGGAAGATGACAGCGTCTGGGCGATCAACCCGTTCTCGTTCGTCCACGGCTATATTGCGTGGGGCGACGGTCAGGTCGTGGCCGAGAAGATGGCACCGGTGCATGAGCCGCTGCCGGAAACCGGTCCGGCCCCTGAAACGGCCAAGCGCGGCTGGGAAATGCAGGTCGGCATGACGCTGGCGTGCACCAACGGCGAAGACAAGGGCCTTCAGGCCCGCTACACGGCCACCTCGGTGGGCGGCAAGCGTGCTGTGCAGGCGCTGGCGCTGGCCATCGCCGATCAGGCCGACAAGAACCCGGACAAGCCGGTCCCGCTGGTGCGGCTCAAGAAGGAGCACTACCAGCACAAGTCGTACGGGCGCATCTACACGCCGGTGTTCGACATCATTGACTGGTCCTCGCTGGACGCAGATAGTGCGGACGTGGCTGCGGCCGCGGACGTTGACGACGAGCAGGATGACGCCACCGAGGCTCCCCGCCGTCGCCGTCGCGTCGTAGCGTAAGGGGGCGCGAAAGCTGGAGCGGCGGCGGTACACCCACGCCGTCGCTCCAGCGAGTAGCGGATGAAGTGAGGCATCCGTGACTATACTCTGGCTTGATTTTGAGACGCGGTCGCGTTGCGACCTGAAGAGCAAAGGCGTCTACAACTACGCGATGGACCTGAGCACCGACGTGCTCTGCATGTCCTACGCGTTCGACGACGAAGAGGTGCGGACGTGGCTGCCGGGGCAGCCTTTCCCGCAAGCCGTCGCCAACCACACCGGGCAGATCAGGGCGCACAACGCGGCCTTCGAGCGCCTGATATTCTGGTACGTCCTGCAAGTGCCGTTCAAGCTGGAGCAGTTCTACTGCACCGCAGCGCAGGCCCGCGCCAACTGCGCGCCGGGCAGCCTTGAGGACGTGGGCCGGTTCGCCGGGGCCAGTATGCGCAAGGACCACCGCGGCGCGCAACTCATTCGGCTGTTGTCGATCCCGCAGGCTGATGGCACCTTCCGCGAGGACGCCGACCTGATGGCCGAGATGGTAGCGTACTGCGAGAGCGACGTGCGTGCCATGCGGGCGATCAGTCAGGCGCTGCGGGAGTTGTCGGCCGATGAACTGCACGACTATCACGTTAATGAGCGTATCAATGACCGCGGCGTCCTGCTTGATAAACCTCTGGCTCTGGCGGCGGTGCGCTACGCAGAAGCGGAAGCTGACGACATACAGGACATCGTTCGTGAAGTTACTGAGGGCGCGATCACGTCGGTCCGCAGCCCGAAGATGCGCAAGTGGGTTCTCGACCGCGTCGGACCGCAGGCGCTGAAACTGGCCACGGTTTACAAGGATGGCGAGGCCAAGCTATCCATCGACAAGAACGTGCGCGCCAACCTGCTGGCGCTGGCGGAGGAAAACCCTGATGAAGTCCCGGCTGAAGTGGCGGAAGTTATCCAGTGCGCGGATGATCTCTGGGCCTCGTCCGTGGCGAAGTTCGCAAGGGCAGCGGCGCTGGCTGATGAGGAAGATAGCCGAGTTAGAGGCGCGTTCGTATTTGCAGGAGGTAGCGCTACTGGCCGCGCTTCATCGTTTGGGCTTCAGGTCCACAACTTCCCCCGAAAGTGTGCAGCCGACCCGGCACTAGCCCGCGAGGCTATCGTCCGCGGGCACAAGATCGTGCCAAAGTTCGGCCGCCGCGTGACCGACGTGCTGAAGGGTATGCTGCGGCCCGCGCTGATGGCCGCGCCGGGCAAGCATCTGGTCGTGGCCGACTGGGCGGCCATCGAAGCGCGGGTGACGCCGTGGGCGTCGAACACCAACAGCGGCGCGGCCAAGCTGGGCATCTTCGAGCGCGGCGAGGACGTGTACAAGCACAACGCTGCGGCGACGTTCCGCGTCGATTACGAAGCTGTGGATAAAGACCAGCGCCAGATCGGGAAGGTGCAGGAATTGGCCTGCGGTTTCGCCGGCGGTGTGGGTGCCTTCGCCGCGATGGGCCGCATCTACAACGTGATCCTGTCCGAGCACGAGAGCCGGCGCATGGTCGATGGCTGGCGCCGGGCGAACCCGTGGGCGCCGGTCTACTGGGGCAAGCTGGAGCACGCCTACTCGGCCGCCATGCGCAATCCCGGCAGGGAGTTTTCCGCCGGTCGGGTCACATATTTATACGACACACAGCATCTTTGGTATGCCCTGCCGAGCGGACGTGTGTTATGCTATCCGTTCGCCCGCTTCGATGAGGAGGGCAACATCACCTACGCGAAGGCGTCGTGGAAGCCCGCGGCCGACGCGAAGGAATGGCCCCGCGCTAGGCTCTGGCGCGGTCTGGCCTGCGAGAACATAACGCAAGCGGTGGCCAACGACCTGTTGCGCCACACGCTGCGGCGGCTGGAAGAGGAAGGGTTGGACTGCGTGCTCCACGTTCATGACGAAGTTGTGCTGGAGACTGCCGACCCTGAAGCCGCGGCCGCTGCGCTGCTCAAGATCATGACAACCGCGCCAGCGTGGGCCGAGGGCCTGCCGCTGAACGCGGAAGTTGCCACCATGACCCGTTACGGGAAGTAGGAGAGACGCGATGAGTGAGGATCGCACTAAGTTTATCGAGTTCATCACAGGTCTGGCCGACGTTGAAGGCGAGACCGCGCTGCTGCTGAAGCAGAAGCCGAAGCTGGATGATGGGGGCAACATCGTCTACCACGGCGACGGCGCGCCCAAGGCGACGTTCCCGGCGTTCATGCCGGACAAGGCCCGCATCAAGGATGGCGAGGCGTGGTACGTCAACACCGGCTCGTTCATCATCGACCGCTTCAAGGACAACAAGCCGGGCGCTCGCGGCGAGTACTGCGACTTCGTCCTGTTCATGATGCTGGATGACATTGGCACGAAGTCGAAGACGCCACTCATCGAACCGACGTGGATCATGGAAACGTCCGAGGGGTCGTTCCAGTGGGGCTACGCGTTCAGCACGCAGCCGACCAAGCAGGAGTTCACCGCCGCGATCAAGGTCATCGCCGACGCAGGCTATACCGATCCGGGCGCGAACAATCCTGTGCGCAACTGCCGCCTGCCGGGCAGCATCAACCTGAAGCGCGGGCGGAACAACTTTCCGGCGCGGCTGGTCGAGTTTCACCCTGAGCGCGAGTACACGCTGGGCGAGATTTGCGACGCGCTGGGCGTCGTGCCGGCCGAGGCGGACACGGCCGAGTTTCGGCATGTGTCGATCCGGGACACGGGCGGCGACACCGTGCTGCAATGGCTGTCGGACAACAACCTCGTGCTGTCACGCGTCAACAACGACGGCTGGTGCGGCATCGTCTGCCCTAACCATGCCGAACACACCGACGGCGCGCTGGAGGCCCGCTACAAGCCGCTGGACCGCTCGTTCTGCTGCTACCACGGCCACTGCCAGCACCTCGACAGCCGCACCTTCCTCGACTGGGTCGCCGAGAACGACGGCCCGCGGGTGACGCCGGGGCTGCGCGACGAACTGATCGCCGAGCGCATGAAGATGATGGCCGACAAGATCATGCCGACCGAAGCGTTTCCCGACGAGGCGTCGGCGATTGTGAAGGAAGTCGAGCGCAAGGAAGCCGGGCGGCTGGAGAAGGCCGAGTGGTTCGAGCGCTTCGCCTACATTCAGTCCGACGACAGCTATTTCGACATGGTGACGCGGCGGGAGTTGCCGCGCAACGTCTTCAACGCGCTGTTCCGGCACGTCGAGTGCAAGTCGATGCACGGTGCGAAGAAGAACCGCGTGCAGGCCAGCATCTACTTCGACGAGCGCCGGCAGGAGTACGGCGCGAAGGCGCTGGTCGGCGTGACCTACGCGCCGGGCGAGGGCGTGCTGGTGGCGCGCGATGGGCTGGTATACGGCAACACATGGATCAACCACCGGCCGGACCTGTCCGGCAGCGACATCATCAGCGACCGCGACATCGCGCCGTGGCTGGACCACTGCCGCACGCTGATCGAAGAACCGGCCGAACTGGAGCATGTCTTGAACGTGATGGCGTTCAAGGTGCAGCACCCCAACATCAAGATCAACCACGCAGTGCTGCACGGCGGCGACGAGGGCAGCGGCAAGGACACCATGTGGGCACCATTCCTGTGGGCCATCGGCGGCGAACACCAGCACAACCGGTCGATCATCGAGACGAAGGGGCTGGACAGCCAGTGGGGCTACGGCTTGCAGGCTGAAGTGGTGATCCTGAACGAGTTGAAGGAGCCAGAGGCCAAGGAGCGCCGGGCGCTGGCGAACAAGCTGAAGCCGATCATCGCCGCGCCGCCGGAGACGATCACGATCAACCGCAAGGGCCTGCACCCGTACGAGATGCTGAACCGTCTGCTGGTGATCGCGTTCACCAATGACGCAGTGCCGATCACGATCCCGTCGCAGGACCGGCGCTGGTTCTGCGTCTGGAGCCGCGCGCCGCGCATGGACGAGGACGAGGCGGTCAAGATGTGGGCATGGTACAAGCGGGAAGGCTTTGCCAAGATCGCGGCGTGGTTGCACCAGCGCGACGTTTCAGCGTTCAACCCTGCGGCCAAGCCGCCGGTGACGGAATGGAAGCTGAACATGGTCGAGCATGGCATGAGCATGACCGAGAGCAGCATCGTCGATATGATCCACAGCCGGATCGCGCCGTTCAACCGCGGCGTGATCGCCGGGCCGCTGTACCGCGTATGCGCTACCATTGCGGACCATCTGCAAACGTCGGTGGCCAAGGTGCCGCAGGCGGTCGTGCTGCACGCGCTCAAGGAAGCGAACTGGGTGGACTGCGGTCGGCTGCACTCGCGGGACTTTCCGACCAAAAAGCAGGTCTTCGCCGAACGGGCGATGATGGAGCGCCTGAAGTGGGGCAAGTCCGAGTTGCGGCGCATGGTTGAACAGGATGGGGTTGCATCGGACGACAAGAAAGTGGTAGGCATCCGCTAGTCACGTTTGCTCCGTAGACTAACCCTAAGCCCCGGCGGTCCTCACTCCGCCGGGGCTTTTCTTTTATCTAACGCGCGTCACCGTCATGATGCGCGTGACGCGGTCGGTCTTGCAGCGATAGCCGCGGTTGTGCCGCAGGCCATACTGGCTGGCATTGCGGGCGATGCGTTTAACGTCGGCGGCGGTGGGCACGTCCAGCTTGACGGTCTCGCCTACGTCCATCGCGGCGAAGGGATAGGTCGTCGGGCGACCGAAGGGGTTAGAAACGAAGGTCATCAGGACTCCAGTCGTAAATGTCCCAGCCGAAGTTGACCCAGAGCCAGTGGCGCAGGCTAGGCGTCATCGGCTGGGCCTTGGTAGATCACGCGGACTTCGAACTGATGCCCGCACCACTCCAGCGGGAAACGTGCGTAGCAGTCCGGCATGAACAGCCGCAGCTTGTCGGCATCGGCCAGCACGCGCCGCCCGATGTAGTCGGCCAGTTCGTCCTCACTCATAGCTTGTCTCCACAAGGCTGTGTCCCAGCTTGGTTAGGATCAGCCCGAACACCTGCTCTTGGTCGTAAGATGTCCTTCCGTAGCAGGAGGGTTCCGGCTCAAGGTCGAGCGCCAGTTCGCCATCAAAGTAGACCCGTGCGCCTTCGGAGTAGCCGCCGCTGCAACCGGCTTGGTCGCAGTCTGTGCTGGCGGACAGCCATTCAATGCGGATGTAGGTCATTTCCGCGCCTCCCAATTTCCAGCCTCTCGACTTCCAATTTCCGCTTTGAGCTTCTTGAAAATCGCCAGCATCGTGAGGTGGTGAAACCAAACGCCAGCGATAAAGCCGACACAGGCTCCGATAATCATATCAGTCATGGCCTTCTCCTAGTGCTGCGCGGGCTGCGTCTTGCGCCTCTAGTGGGCCGTCAAACCACGCAATGTCGTCACCATCACGAACCCAGTAGCGATCTTCTTTCTGGCTAAAATGTACTGCTGGCATCAAAATTCTCCTCCCGTTGCAGTCGTTCAATCAGCGTCATGGCTCAAACCCCTCATCACTCCCCATGATGTATTCAAAGCACAGCTCACAAAGTTCGGTGGCGCAATCGACGCCAGTGGGAGGATTGTCGCCGCAGTTTGCGCAAACCACTTCCGGGCAATCTTCATCGTCAATCAGCGTCATTGAACCGTCTCCCTAATTGCCTTGCGCAAGTGGTCAGTCATGCCGCCCAGTTGTTCGAGGCGCGCGGCCAGTTCTGCGTTGACGCTGGCCAGACGGTCGGCCCGCTCGGCGGTGCGATACAGCACTTCCTTGAGCAGGGACGGGCGGTCGGCGTTCTTCCAGATGCCCTGCTTCCAATCGGCGGCGACCGTGTTCTGCAATGTAAGCGGCAAAAGCATCTAGGTGGGTAAAGCCACGCTTATTGCGTAGTTCCTGCGCCCTAGCGAAAGCCCAGTCGGGTGGCGTTTGCTCGTCAGTCATAGTCCCCAGTCCTCCTAATCTTGTCGGAATTGCCGACAGAGCCATAGCCGTTGCCGTCGCCGTCGCCGTCGCCGTTGCCGTAGCCATAGCCGTTGCCGTAGCCGTTGCCGTAGCCGTAGCCGTAGCCGTAGCCGTTGCCGTAGCCGTAGCCGTAGCCGTCGCCGTCGCCGTTGCCGTAGCCGTTGCCGTAGCCGTTGCCGTTGCCGTAGCCGTAGCCGTAGCCGTAGCCGTAGCCGTAGCCGTCGCCGTCGCCGTAGCCGTAGCCGTCGCCGTAGCCGTAGCCGTCGCCGTCGCCGACCGGCATGAAGGTGTTGGGGGCCATCACAGCCCCCAGTCCCCCTTGACCGGAACGCAGAAGACTTCCGCACCGGCAGGCATATCGACATCGGCAATGGGGCGCAGGTCGGCCTTGGCCTTCTTCGGATCGGCAATCATGCCCGCGAAGCCGACACTCTCCCACTTGAATACGTGCAGAGCATTGGTCAGCACGATGCGGCTATTCTCGCGGGTCACATCGCCTGCGAAAATCCAGCCGCGATCCACAACGACCACTGCGCGGTTGCCAGCGGGCTTGCTGTTGGCAGGAACGTAGTCAACTCCGTTGATGGTAATCTTGTCAGTCATAACACTTGCTCCTTTGGTTGTCTTACTCATAGTCCCCAGTCCTCTTCTGTCAGTTCGATGTCCTCGATGTCGGGTGTCGTGAAGGCAAGCCACGCGGCGATGCCCAGAATGCTCAGGATGAACAGCAGAGGCCAATTATCCAGTCTCATGGTCGTTTTGCTCCAGTTTGAGGGTTACAGTATAGGTGCAGCCTTTCCATGCAATCGGAAAGATTGCTTCGAAGCTGCTGCCTAGGAACATCCGCAGCTTGTCGGCATCGTCGAGCAGATGATGGCCGATCTCCAGCGCCGCCTCGTCGCGCGTCTGCGTCATTGCTCGATGGCCTCTGCGTAGACGACGCGGGCCACCTTGCGGCGCTGGTCGCGCGCCAGCAGCCGCTCGGCCACGTCGAGCGCTGCATCGGCCAGTGCCGCGCGGGTCTTGACGTGCGCCGTGCGGCGATGGCCAGCCGGTGTCAGGTAGACCAGCCGACAGTTGAAGTCGCGGGTCGGCATGGCGCGCAGCCAATGCGGGTCAGGGGCGGTCACAGCAGCCCCCTAGCCTTGCAGGCTTGTGCCAGATGGTGCGGTGCGAAGCCTGTAGAGCCGCTAGCGGCGTCAAATTGGCGACACAGAGTGCGCAGGCGGGTTTCGCTGGCCCGTAGGGCTGCCCGCAGCCGTTCGTGCTCCTGTAGGGCCTCGCTGGCCAGAATAAGCACGTCCTGTTCGGTCAGGACGGCGGCGGGGATACGTTCGGTCGTTTCGGTTGTCATGGTCATTCCTCCAAGAGTAGGCAGAGCAGCCCTAGCACTAGGGCGAATATCGCCGCGCCCATCAGTCCAGCCCGGCCCCGGTGCCCTTTAGCGCCTCGTGCAGTTCATTGAGTTCGGTCAGCAGCAGCGTGACGCGGCGGTCCAGTTCATCGCGTTCGGCGATCACGTCCTGCAATTGATCATCAATGTCGGTCAGGTCCTCCAGCCGTTCGCCCAGCGCGATGCACAGTTCGTGTCCGCTTTCGCGGGCGGCGGCGGTCAGACGCTGGTCATCGCAGCGCCGCCAGTCGGTGCGGTCATAGAAGGGGTCGTACATGTCAGTTGCTCCTTTGTTGTGCGCGCTGTTGCAGGGTCTGCACGATGCGCGGGTGTCGGTCGGTCAGTTGATGCAGCAGGGCCTCGCTCGCGCGCCGCATGTACTCGCGGTGCAGCCGCTCGGCCTCGGTCGGGCAGTAATGCTGTTTGGGGTCGGCCATAGGTCAGACGTCCGTTTCGGCTTCGTAGTGGCTCTTCACCATGGACAGGACCAGTTCGACGCTGGCTTGCCCTTCGTATGTGTCGAGCAAGTGCAACAGGTCGGTGATCAGGTCGGTTACGTCCTCGTCGGGCGCGTTGATGGTGCCGCGCGCGTTGCAATAGGCGTTCAGGGCCTCGCGGGCGAGGTACAAGCGTTGCTCGTGAAAGTCTGCGTCGGTCATGGTCAGTTGCTCCAGCTATTGCCGCAAGCCCATTCGGCTTCGGTGTCGGTCATGATGAGGTGAGCCGCCGCGCGGCGGTCGGCTGGCAGGAACAGCGCGTGCCACTTATCGCCGGGTGCGCCGTTTTCCAGCGTGTACAAGCGCGCGGCTTGCTCCACGGCGTAGATCAGGCCCTTACGGGCTAGGGCGGCGTCGTACTGGCCCTTGGCGCGCTTGCGTTCATAGTTGCGGAACGCAGCCTCAGCCATGCACCATGCGGCGGCGCAGTTGCGCGTATAGAGGTACAGTTCGCGGGCGGCCTCGCTAGGCTCCGCCGGGTAAATGAATAGGTTCATGGTCAGTTGCTCCGGTTGTGTGGCCTGCCTCATCAGCGCGCCTAGGCCAGCGGGCGCGGACAGGCGGCGCTAGGGCCGCCTGTTTCGGCTTGTCAGCCAATGCCGATCATGGCCGATCGGGAAGCCCATGCGTCGGTCGGATCCGTATGCGCCGATCGGATTGGCATAAGGACGGCGAAAGCATCAGCGCAGGTTGGGAAGGTAACGCCAGCCGGGCCTTCGCCGTTGTGATGGATATGCGCGGGCAGGACCGGCTTGCCGCGGCCGAACAGGATCTCCCCGATCTTGCCCATGTCGGCAACGTAAGCTGGATTGAACTGTGCGGTCGCGCCGCTCAATTCGGTCGGCACAACGTGCCGCCAATCGGGAAAAGATCCGTCAACAGACCGGCACGCAATGTCGCCGACGTGCGCCGGGCTTATGCCGATAAGATCCGCTTTAAAGCCTGTCAGCGCGCGCTTGACGGCGTCGCGGGGGATGATCCAGCCGTCGAACGGCGCAACGTCGCTAACGTCGATCTTGCCGCAGAATAGGCGGTGGCCGTCGGTCGAAACGAGAAAGCCTTTCGGATCCACGTAAACGCCGTTCAGATAGTAACGGGCTTGTTCGGTCGATGCGCAGATCAGCGCGGCCTTCAGCATGACGGCCGGGACGGCGATCGAATTAGGGTGTGCGATGTCGGTCATAGTGTCGTTTCCTCTACTGTAGTGGATTGTATGGCGGATCCGGTCGATCGGTCGGCCAGATCCGGTCGATCGGCGGTCACCAATTGTAATAGCCGTTCAGCAGATTGTGACGGCCGTTTAGGATGTGCTCGGGCGTTTTGCGCCCGGCGCGGTCATACGCCGCGATCTTATCTGTCAGGCGGTTGTATGCAGCTGCGAGCGGTGCGGTGATAATAACACCGTTCCAAAGCCGTTCCCCGGCGGTGATGTAGTGCAGCATATTAGCGTTGCGGTCGGTCATAGCGAAAGCCTTTCAGTTCGGCAGGATAAGCGCCAGCGCCAGCACGAGGCAGGGTAGCGCGATCAGGATAGCGGCGGCGTCGATGATCAGGCGGCGGTTCATGCGTGCGGTTTCTTGCACTTGTGCTGGTGCGTGCGCCCGGCGGGTACTGCGTGCATGCAGTCAGGGCAGATCACGTAGCAGCGGTGCGCGCTGGACTTATTGCGCCAGCGGCGTTCGCCAGCAGGGGCGGGCGTGCTAGGCTTGACCGACAGGATGGTCGTACGGCCGTCTGTCAGCGGCACGCTGGTCTGCGTCCACATATTGTGCGGCAGCTTCGCGTTGCGGGGAAGGCCGAGGTACTGGCGGATATCGCCGTGGTCGGCGTAGTGGCCGTTATAACGCTGGCCGCCGAAAGGTTCGATCTTGAATGCCATGTCAGTTGCTCCTGTGTGGTGCCGCGCGCAGCAGCTCGTGCGCGCGGCGGGTTGATGGTCAGATAGTGGTTTTCACGCGATAGGCGGCCTTATAGAGCGCTTCACAGGCGGGATTGTCGCTGTGGTCGCTAATCAGTTCTTCGCCGCTGGGGTCGTTACCGTAAATCAGCCAGAACGAGCCAACGACATCGCCGGACACCGGCAAGCGCAGCAACAGCCGATCTTCGCCAGTGGTCGCCAGCGCGTCGACAATTTCGGTCTCACGGGTCGAGCGCTTGACGGTAAATTCCTCACCGTCGTTGACGCTGATGGTATAGCCAGCGGCCAGCGCCGCCTTGATCAGCTTGCGGGCGGCGCGGGCTTCGCCGGGCGTGGCGTACTTGTTGAGGCAGTTGTCGCGCATGTCGTTTGCTCCTGTGTCTGTGTGGTGGCGTCGATCAAGCCCACGGCTCGATCGACATAACGCGGTTGCAGGCGGTATAAAAATCAGCGCAGCGCGGGTTGAGCGCGTCAATTTCAAGGTCGATCACGTTGAACATGGAACGCGCAAGCGCGACTGCGTCTGCGAGCGTGTCAGCGCTTGCGTGCACAGTCTTGCGGCGGGCTGGACCAATGCCGCTAGTCTCGAAAATTTCATAGGTCATGTCGTTTTGCTCCGTTGTCTGTGCCTGTCTGGCCTGCGCAGAATACAGATTTTGAGGGTAGATGCAATACACTTTTTGTTGCGGAATGCGGGGCGTGAGAATGACCCACAAGTCAGGCTAAATGACCCACAGTTTTCGGGGCGTATATTATAAAGTGTTACGGTACTGACATTGATGTCAGTAGTGGGTCGAAAACGTGGGCGTTTTGGTACGTGTGTGGGTAATTATGAGGGTAGACGGGTGACCACGCTCAAACCCGCAAGAAAGCTAGTGATTTGGGGCTTGTGGGTTAAATGGTCATGCTAATCTGTATTTATGGAGATTTGGTTTTTAATGAGAATGGTTCGCAATAAGAGTTACTAGTGGGTGCGATTGAAAACTAGTGACCACATGACCCACACGACCCACAGCCCACGCATTCCGCCCCCCCCATCGCCCACGCATTCCGCCCCCCGGTTCAGTTGCTCAAACGCAACACAATGTGTTGCAAAAATGTATACGTCTAAATTGCCCGGAAAGGCCCCTTAGAGCGCGTCGACGCATTTTGGCTACTCAGCTACCCTCAAACTAATCTTCCCGATTTGTTTACGGTTTGTTCTAAACAACAAAATAACAAAATGTGCTGCACATTTGAGGGTAAGTTTCGGCCGATCGGCAATCTGCAACACAATTTGTTGTGTGGCTTTTCGGATGTTGCGTCGATCGACTGACTGGCTGGCCGATGTTCTCATTTGTCTACCCTGCAAGTAGACAATGATGTGAGTCTGACTGCCAGCCAGCCAATGTGTTTTCCATGACCCACATGACCCACAGGCCAAAAGGTCCGGCCGAAATCCAGAGCGCGGCTCTGTTTGCCGGGCAGCCTTCGGCTGAGGGGGGAGGGGGTGGGGCCGAGCGGCGTGTGATTGTCACGGGCACGGGTCGCAAACAATTTTTTGCAAAACAGCAAACCGCATCAAAATTTTTTGCAAAAATTTTTTTTCGTAATAAAATTTTTTTACTGTCCCATCCCGACACCGCAGATGGCTTTACGGTATAGGAGCCACATGGGCGCGACGCTCCAGCGCGTTCATGTCGAGGGGGTGGCGCGGCGGCGTATTCGGGAACGCTGTCGCGCCACTTGCCAGCCAAGGCGCAGCAGAGTATGTTGCAGCCATGACCTTCTACTCACTGCCGTTCACGCCAGAGCGACCGGAAGCGACAGAGGCGCGACTGGAGGCGATCTACAACGCAGCCCGTTATGGCCTGAAGGGCGACAGCCTTGCGCTGGCCGCTGGCCTGACCCCGGCGCAGTACCGCCGGCTGCACGAGTTCGACCCGCTGGTGGAGATGGCTGAACTGAAGGGCCGGGCAGACGGCGAGTACAGCGCGGCGAAGACGCTCTACGACGCGGCGGCCGACGGCGACAGTAAGGCGGCGCTGGAAATCCTGAAGCATCAGCACGGCTGGGTCAGCAAGCAGCAGATCGACGTGAACGTGGACCAGCAAATCTCGGTGATCGGCGCGCTGGAGCGTGCGCAGACGCGCGTAATCGAGGGTATCTACTCGCCCGTAAATGCGCTAGAAGACCTCAACCAACCTACGGAGACGGTCGATGCGCAACGCGATGACTAACGGTTATCTGCGGTACATGCCCCCACAAGGCGGTCCGGCCTACGAGCGTCCCGGCAGCACTGACGAGCGGCTGGGTGGCTACCAGTACGGCTACGCCTTCAGCCCCGGCCCCAGCGCACCGCCGCCGGCGCCCGGCGCGGACTTTGGTGGGTTCGACCAGCCGTCGGACGCTACCGGCGGCCTGCAAGGCACGCAGGACATGGCGCCGCTGCCGACGATGGCGGACCTGCCGCCCATGCCGGCGTTCGGCACCATGACGCCGTTCCTGCCCTACCAGCAGCCGACGCCGATGGGGCAGGCGCAGCAGGCCCCGCTGAACTACATGGCGCGTAGTGCCTACGCACGGCCGCCAGCAGCCCCGTACGGGCGCTACAGGGGCAACGCCAGCTTCGGGGGCTACGGCAGCGCCTACGGCCGCGGAGCGGGCCTGTTCGGCGGTATAGGCAGCATGAGCGGCCTGAGCCAGTACGGCCGGCAGTTCTGATGCAGCAGCCGATCTACTCAGCACAAGACGAAATGGAACTGATGGCGCGGCTGTGGTCGCCGGCCATCAAGGATGACCCGCTGGCCTTCGTACTGCTGGCCTTCCCGTGGGGCGAGAAGGGCACGCCGCTGGAGCACTTCCACGGCCCGCGCAAATGGCAGCGCGACATCCTGACCGACATCCGCGACCACATCCGCTCAAACAACGGCAAGATCGACTATGACACTTTCCGCGAAGCGGTCGCCTCCGGCCGCGGGATCGGCAAGTCGGCACTGGTCTCGTGGCTGACCATCTGGATGCTCTCGACCCGCATCGGCTCGACGACCATCATCTCGGCCAACTCGGAAGCGCAGCTACGCTCGGTCACATGGGCTGAAATCACCAAGTGGCTGGCGATGGCGCTGAACAGCCACTGGTTCGAGGTCGCCGCGACGCGCATCATGCCGGCCAAGTGGCTGACCGAGATCGTCGAGCGCGACCTGAAGAAAGGCACGCGCTACTGGTCGGTCGAAGGCCGGCTGTGGTCGGAAGAGAACCCGGACAGCTATGCAGGTGTTCACAACTTCGACGGTGTGATGCTGATCTTCGACGAAGCCAGTGGTATCCCCGACAGCATCTGGTCGGTCGCCAACGGCTTCTTCACCGAAAACACGCCCAACCGCTTCCATCTGGCCTTCTCCAACCCGCGCCGCAACACGGGCTATTTCTACGAAGCGTTCAACTCCAAGCGCAACTTCTGGCGCACACGCAACATCGACGCGCGTGATGTCGAGGGCACGGACAAGAACCTCTACCAGCAGATCATCGACGAGTACGGCAGCGACAGCTATCAAGCCAACGTCGAAGTCTACGGGCAGTTCCCGTCGGAAGGCGACGACCAGTTCATCGCCGTCAACCTCGTGGACGACGCCATGAAGCGGCCCAAATACAAGGACACCTCGGCGCCCATCGCCATCGGCGTGGACCCGGCGCGGTTCGGCAGCGACGCCACCGTCATCGCGGTGCGGCAAGGCCGCGACCTGATCGCCATCAAGCGGCTGCGCGGCGCAGACACGATGGAAGTGGTCGGGCACGTCATCGACGCCATCGAAGAGTACAAGCCTGCGCTGACCGTCATCGACGAGGGCGGCCTCGGCGCGGGCGTCGTGGACCGCCTGAAGGAGCAGCGCTACAAGGTGCGCGGCGTGAACTTCGGCAACAAGGCGCAGAAGCAACTCATGTACGGCAACAAGCGGGCC